GTGGTAGAAAGGGGGGGTATGTATATCGAGGTTTCCCCGGTCCGCTTCAGGCACCGGCCTGATCCGCCGCTATTGACGACATCGACGTGATAATGCTACAATTGTAGTACAAACAACAGAAAGGAGGTCCTGATCATGGACTGGAGCGAACTGATAACAAGATTCGGTTTTCCAATTGTATGCTGCATCGCTCTCGCCTGGTATGTTTTCTATCAGACGAAGAGCTTCCGCGATGAGCTGAAGGAAGAGCGGGCAACCCGCGAGGCCATGCAGAAAGAGTTTCATACTGCGCTGAATGAGCTGCAGGAAGCTCACAACGAAGAGAGCCGGAGAACCATCGAGGCATTAAACAACAATACGCTTGCGCTGCAGCGTCTTTCTGACCGTCTGGATTCGGAAAGGAGTGAAGAAGTTACATGAATGTAAAGTTTTATACCTTTAATAAAAGAAGGAACTCGACGAAGCAGCCGACAGGATCCGGGACGACTGTGTCCTGCGTCCTGAAGGCGCCGACGTCGATACATGATCCGGTCCTCGAGCTTGCCGGAGCTCCAAATGTATCTTACGATTACGCATATATCGGAGACTTTGGCCGTTATTACTTCGTCAGAGACATCGTAATTGAAACAAACGGAATTTCTACGTATTACCTGACAGAAGATGTACTTGCGACACATAAGACCGAAATCGGCAACATGCGCGCTTATATCGCATACGCTTCGACCGGTTACGACGCGATGCAGATCGACAGCCGTATCGCAGTCAAGACGTCCAGAACGATGGCAGGCGTCGCGAGTGCTGACATCCTGAACAATGAAGGAGCTTACTATCTTACCGTTTTGAACAACCGAGGCGGAGGAGGTGCTTCCGGTTTCTCGAGAAGTTATCAGCTAAACGAGGCAGCAATATCCAGGATGTGCGAATGGTTCGGAGACAGTACGGTAATGCAGTCATTACGAAACTACTTCAACGGCAATCCGATGGATGCAGTATTTCAATGTATCTGGCTTCCGTATAAGCTGTATCCGACCGGAGGAACCGCAACAACCGTTTATATCGGAAACCGAAATAATGTATCCGACGGTTATCCGTTACAATCGGGGCAGACATTAGGTGTCGTTGACGGATGGCCGCAGGCAACGAAAACAATAAACCTTACCATTCCTCATATTTATTCTGATTTCCGAAAGATTGAACCATATACAACCGCTTTTCTTTATCTTCCCGGTATCGGTAATCTTGACATAAAGCTGTCCGACTTCACGACAAAGATTAACATCTCCGTCAGCATCGAGATCCTGACCGGAAATATCACCTATCTGATATTTAATGATGCCGGTGCTCTCGTGCAGAGTGCTATCGGAAATATTGCATCTCCGTGCGCTATGGGTAAGGAAAACACGGCAGGCGGTAAGCTGATCAGCTCCATCGCACAGCTCGCAGGCGGAGCCGTGACACTTGCAGCTGCAGCCGGAACCGGCGGAGCAGCCGGAGCGATCGGAATGGCCGCGGGAGCGGGAGCAGCTTTGTCCGGGGCTGCTAACACGATCCTCGCAGCCAACACGCACGCGCCTTCCGTAACCGGACAAATGGGCGGACGCGGTTCGGTTCTATGGCCGGCCATTTCCCTGACTCTTGTTGCTATTGATACAGAGGATCCCGACGCAGCGAATTACATCGCGGAGAAAGGTCGTCCTGTCGGTGATGTCCAGGGTATCGGAGGTTACTCCGGTTATGTCCAGACAATCGACGCGCATATTGATTGTGACGGTTCCGCAGAAGAACGTGAAGAAATCGAAAGCTATCTGAATTCCGGCATCTATTACGAATAACTTGACAAATCTACTACATTTGTAGTATAAGGAAAGTGAGCGAGGGGCATACGGCCCCGGATTAAACTCGTAGGAGTGGCGTGCCTGCCTGATCAGCAATCAAGCCCCTCGCTACATTTTGATGAGGTGAAAAGCTATGTCAATTTTCGGAGACATTGTCGCGTTAGCGAAGGCCGGATTTACTCCGGCAGAAGTAAAGGAACTCATGGCGATGGATAAGCAGAACCCGGAACCCGAGAAACAGGCGGAGAACACGGAGAAAGATCCGAAGCAACCCGAACCTGAGAAGGCACCTGAAAAGGCACCCGGCGAGAAAGCTGATCCGGAGCAGGAGGATAAAAAACCGGCGGACGATATTGCTGCCATGAAGAAGACCATTGAAGACCTTCAGAAGCAGCTTCAGGCCGCACAGAAAAACAACACTCAAAAGGACAACAGCAAGGACCTGCCCGATCCGGATAAAACGATCGAGGACGTAGTGAGGTCCTTCATGTAGAAAGGAGATTATTATGCCCGGTAGAGTTTTTACACCCAAAGACTGCTATGCGCTGATTAACGCCATAGCCAAAGAGGCAACCGGTCAGGAGCCTACGCTCCAGGCTGTTGACACCTCGACTTTCGTTTCCGTTGGCGAGACCATTCTCCGCTCCGGAGTCGAAAATACCCTCAACGCCATCGGCCTCGTTCTCGGCCGCACGTTTATGGCAGTACGCCCTTACAAGGCGAAGCTTCGCATCCTGAACGCTCTCGACAGCGGTCTGTATGCGAACCGCATGCGGAAGATCTCGTTTTATTCCAGAAACGCAGAGCCCTCCGGTGCTTTCAATACCGACCTGTATACCAATCATGCAATGGACTACGACAACGGCGCAAACGGCGGTGCTTCGCTTCCTACCATGTGGGAACAGAATCAGCCGGTTCCGCTCGAGCTGAATTTCGGCGGCCGTTCCGTATGGGATGACAGCACGACGGTATACAAGGACCAGCTTCAGGTAGCTTTCTCCAGTGAGGCGGAGTTCGCGAAATTCATGTCCGGCGTCATGACCGAGAAGGGCAACGACATCGAGACGCAGAAGGAAGCGTTTAACCGTGCTCTCCTGCTCAACCGTATCGCAGGCATTTACGACATGAACACCCAGACCGGCGGCGCGATCGACCTCGCTGCAGCATACAATACCGAGATGAACACCAACTACAGCCGGCAGAGTCTTCTGACGACGCAGTTCACGAGCTTCCTCGAGTTCGTTATTGCGAAGATCAAGAAGCTCTCCGATCAGCTTACGGACCGCTCGGCGATGTATCACTGGAGCCCGGCGAAGACCATCAACGGCGTGAGCTACACCCTGCTCCGTCATACGCCGAAGGAAAAGCAGAAGCTTATCATGTATAAACCGTTCTGGATTGATTCCGAGGCGCGTGTTCTCCCGCAGATCTTCAATGATGAATATCTGAAGCCGGAGAATTACGAAGGAGTTAACTTCTGGCAGAACGCCCAGAATCCTTCCGCCATTGACGTGACTCCTGCCGTTCCGGATCCGAACGATCCGACGACGCAGACGGTCGGCACTCAGGTCCAGCTCGAGTATGTTGTCGGTCTCCTGTATGACGAGGATGCCATGATGATTGATTACCAGCTGGATTCCGCTGACAGCACCCCGGTCGAGGCAAGAAAGCGGTACTTCAACATCTGGTATCATTTCGCTAAGAACATGATCGACGACTACACCGAGAACAGCATCCTGCTTTATATCGGTGCCGGCGGAACAGACTGATCATAACGGCGAGTAAACTTTTCATACCTGCATCAGCACACTGGCCGGAGACAACTCCGGCCTTTTGTGCAGAAAGGAGCAATCTATGCGCGGCTATTATTTACCGCTTAACTACGATCAGATAAACGTCGCGGAGGGGACTTATATTCCTTCGACGGTGAAGAAGTACAATAACCAGGCTTTCCGTTTCTGGGAAAGAGCTTTCTTTCAAAGGGCATGCAGCACACTTAAAATCGGAATGCCGAAAGTGTGGTCCGAGCAGGGAATGAAAGATCTTCTATATTATACGCTTTTCGCATTCGGTTTCTGCGGATGCGGAGATCTGCCCGATATAGGAAAGTGGTTTAACCCTGTCACAATCTCCGGCTTCGATTTTTACTATCGCCCGAGAAAGATGATTCTGACGAATCCGTATTATGATAAATCCGTCGAGATGGAGATCGGGAAAGACGGCGAGCTCATCCGTATGACTCCGGACCTTTGCGGAGTATGGGACATTATCGCATACCATGCCGAAAAGATGGCCCTGATGGATCCGGCAGTAAATACTGCAATCATCAACTCGAAATTTGCTTACTTCGTCGGCGCAAAGAATAAGGCAGCTGCGGAGGTTCTCAAAAAGCTGTTTGACAGAATCAACTCCGGAGAGCCTGCTGTATTCTTTGATAAGAAGCTGGCGAACGACGGAACCGATAAGGAAGAGCCCTGGCAGAGTCTCATGCGCGACAATCTGAAACAGAGCTATATCGTCACGGACCTGCTCCGGGACATGCAGACCATTATCAACGACTTCGACGCGGAGATCGGCATTCCGACGGTACCGTATCAGAAAAAGGAGAGAATGGTGACCGACGAAGCGAACAGCAGACAGCTGGATGCGACCAGCCGCTCGCTCGTGTGGTATGAGCATCTCCGGCAGAGTTTCGAGACAGTAAACAATTTCCTCGGATTTGAGGAAGGAGACAAGCTTACGGTCGAGCTCAGATTCAAACCGGAAGAGGAAGGAGGAAGCGATGGCACTGGCGAAGATAACCCTTCTCGGGATGTATGAATATCTTAATTCGGAAGGAATCGACCTGTTCAGCGAGATGACACTTCCGACCGGAATCGACAGGGACATCCTGGTCGATTCCATCATGCTGCGCGGAGCGGAGTTTGAAATCCTTTATTCCGAACCGACTACGATGCGGAACGCGATCGGAGCCTGGAGCCGGAAATGGCAGCACACTCTTACGAAATGGGCGAAAGCTCTCGCGATCGAATATGATCCTCTCGAGAATTATGACCGAAGGGAAAGCTGGTCCGATGCGAAGGTCGGAAATGAAAGCAAGAAAGGAAGCCGCACTTCTTCCGGATCCAGCTCGGACATGTCTGTCTCGAACGGCAGCGACATCTCTGAAAACAAGCGTGCAGCTTATGATTCTTCTTCATATTCTCCTGTTGAGAAGGATGAAAACAATTCAAAGAGCAGCAGCTCCGGCGCGTCGATAACAAAGGCAGACGGAACAGACTCCGAGGATCGCAGCAACACGGAGAGCTCGCTGCATGAAGGACGAACGCACGGTAACATCGGCGTAACGACCAGCCAGCAGATGCTGGAAGCCGAATGGAATGTCGCAAAGCTTAACATCTACGAAGAAGCCGCAGAGCTCTTCCTGACTGAGCTGACGATATACACATATTAAGGAGGTGCTTATGTTTGTAGTATTCAAAGACCGCAACACGCTGGACCAGATTCAGCTTACCGGAGTAAAGTCCGTTTCTTTTGACGGTGTGACTTATACAGTCACAAAGTCAGATAACACAACCGCAACCTTCGCGGCTTCGCAGTATTTAATGTGGTCATTTACATGACAGAAAGGAGAACAATATGATTTTCAATCATCTATATCCGTATACGGACGAACATGAGCTCAATCTCGACTGGCTGCTCCGTAAGATGCGCGAACTCGGAATCAAGATGGACGAATTCGAGGCAGTGAATACCATCACATTCTCGGGCGCATGGGATATTACGCATCAGTATCCTGCCTGGACCGTTGTTTCCGATAACAATATCGGTTACATTTCCATCCAGCCGGTGCCCGCGGGAATCGTTCTGACGAATACCGATTACTGGCGTGTCATCGTCGACTATTCCGCACAGATCGCCGGAATGCAGGCGGACATCATCAACCTGCAGAACACGGTCGGAGACGCAAGCTCCGGACTCGTGAAGCAGACAAACGATAATACTTCAGACATCGCAACGCTGAACGGCACCGTTTCCGGACACACGACAGCGATCGGCGACATCAACAAGAAGCTTGATCCCGGCAAATGGATATTCGTCGGAGACAGTTATCAGAACTATGGCAACTGGTATGCAGGAGTCATCGCAAGACTCGGTCTTACGGATAACACCGACGCTTTCTATGTCGGAGGCTCCGGTCACGGATTCACGGTATCCGGAAATCAATGGGTAAACGACCTGATTGCATTCTGTACCGGAAGAACGGACCTTGCGGACTTTAAACACGTTGTGTTTGTAGGCGGTCTGAACGACTCGACCGATGCTGCCATTGCTTCCGATGCTGCGGACCTGATCGCAAAAGTTAATCATTGCATTTCCGCAATGGAAATCCGCACCCGTAACGCAGAATATGTTATGGCATACGTCGGAGCAGGACTTTCCGATTCCGCATACCTCGCGGACAGAGGAAATTATAACAGATGGTATGCAAACGGCGTTTTCCGGAGCCTGTTCACGCAGCCCGGACGCCGGTATCTTGAAAACACGAAATACTGTCTGTATTCCTCAAAGCTGTTCAACGCGGACGGAGTGCATCCGAACGCGGACGGTGCTGCCATTATCGTGCAGGCGGTTTCGGAAGCCCTTCTTTCCGGAGTCTGCAAGGTCGACGGCCATCTGGAGACCGGCTACGACGATCAGCCATTTTATACCGGCCATTGTCATTGCTTTTACGGATATGCGAACAACGTAGAAAACGGACGTGTCACGACGACGCTGCGCCTTGTCGTTGATCAGGAAGTACAGAGTGCATACACGGTAGACGCGACCGGTGTCGACCTCGGCGTAATTCCGGAGGGATGCTTCGTCCGGAACAGCCAGCCGATCCGCTGCAGGATTCAGAAGTCTGCAGCAGGTTACGCGACCAGCATGGAATGTAAAGCACGTCTCATCAACGGACATCTTTGGGTATATTCCGACCAGCTCACAAACGGACCGACATATTCAACCGTTGCCTTTGCCGTGAATGACAGAATGGACCTCGGTCAGCTCTGTTTTGACGAGTATGTCGACTGGAGCCTGTAATATCCTTTCCCCATACGAACACGAAAGAAGCCCTTGCATTTCTGCAGGGGCTTCTCTCGTTTAACTAATCACATGGAGGACAAAACCATCAATAGAATGGAAGCTCCTCAAGAGCACAGTCCGGAATGTTTATCCAGCCTTCTTCCGTCTCAACCTGTCCCTTGAGCATCTTCCCGGCCCTTCAAGCGTCCATCGCTTTCTCGATTGCTTCACAGAGCTTATCGAGCTCGTCGTTGGCTTCCTTCGGGATGTATACATAACTCTGATATTCGCCTCTGCTGTCCTTATACGACGGCCATGCGATCCAGCTCTTAGAATCGGACTGAACGAGATTGCATCCCTTAATCGTGAGGATTCCGTTCAGCGTCAGGTTGATCAGAGTGCGGTCCGTCTTCTCGGTCTTTTTCGTCGTCCCGGGATAAACGCGGCCGGTCCATTTGAATTCCTTACCGGTGTACTCAAATTCTTTAAAATTGTCCTTCTTTTCGTTGCTGCTCTTTCTTGCCATTTCTCTGGCCTCCTTAAATAATTTTTATAAGTCCGTTTCCGTCTCTTTCGGCGATGATCTTCCAGTCGCCTGTAAGCAGCTGCATCACTGCCCCGTCTTCGTTCTGACAATACCGGCGCGTGAAGATGTTCACGGCCTCGTTATTGTCAACCGCAAGAAACCGGTCAACCAGGCGGCGTTTCGCGTTCTTCCGGTTCGCGATCTTTCCTACCTTATAAATAACCGCTTCCTCCTGGTGCTCCATCACATACGCGACACATGACTTATAAGGCATAATGTCGGTCACCTTCACCTTGCGGAAAAAATTGTCTGCCCGGGCAACATAAGCCTCGTTAACCGTCACCCGGATAATCTCCAGTCGTTTCAATCCTTAATCTCCTTTCTGTTTAATCGGATTCGTCATCGTCATCCTCCTGCTCTTTGATGAGTTTATTCCCAAAGAGGAAGTAAATGATCACCATCCAGATGATGAACTCGAGCGTCATGCTGCACCTCCTAATCGTTACACTCATGTCCTTCACAACCGACAACCCACTCCGGAGAGAAGCTCGCCCAGGCGATTACATTCGACAGACTTCCGGCACCGTGCCACCAGTGGCCGTCATAATATGCCCGGTTCCATGATACAAATCCCTTCTGTGTTTTACAGATGACAATCTTCAGATCCTCATCCTCCGGCAGCCTCTCCTCCGGGCTGTAGAAGTGAAGAGGGATGGGGTTATTTAACTGGATCCTCTGTGAACGGTCGTCCATTCTTCAACACCTCCTTATCTGAATAAAACAGAACACGATGCTTCAAAGAATGGTAATACCAGCGCATCGCATTCAGCTGCTCGTTTATCCATATACGTTCCTGTTCGGACAACTTCTCATAAGTGTCCGTTACTGTGAATACGTTCAACTTGTCAATTCGGTTACTTAACTGCCGGAGCTCCGCAACCATTCTCTGTAGTGTTCTCTTATCCATTTCTTTTCCTTTCCTCGTCCTGCTCAACAACCTCGAGCGCTTCGATATAATCGTCGAGAGAAGTGCGGAGCGGACAGGGCGAGCACCGTCCGCAATTCTCTCCGTACCGTTTCAACCGGTCACTGCACTCTTTCCGCTTCTTCAATATGATTCTCGCCTGCAGGAGCTCCATGTTATTCCTCCTCGGGGCAATTCTTGAAAATCCGATTTTCAATTTTTGCAAGCACTGCCATGATCAGTATGCAGTCAAGCGGATGCTTCTTCAGGAAATTCGCCATTTCTTCCTCACCTTTATCTTCCGGAACTCCGTTAATAATGTTCATAAAGGTTTTTCCGAGGTCTGTCCGCTGAATAACAGCATAACCGCGGGCATTCAGAAAAGTGTCAAGGCTCTGACCTTCTGCAGCTTCTTTCATTTCTTCCGGACCAAACTGTTTATACATGCCTACTCCTTTCTCTTCAGATAATCGGTAATAATCGCATCCAGCTCTTTCCTGGTAGCGCACTGCTTAACAGACTTATAAAGCTCCTGTTTCTCGAGCGGCGTCACCGAGATTTTAATCAGACGGTCGTACATGATCGTCGGAATCTCCAACACATTCTTGTTTGCGTCAATCAATAGAAAACCTTTCATACCTGCATCACTTCCTTTCTACATGATCCGGTTCAGATATAAGTCACGAAGGAAAGCAAGGAACCGGTCGATTACTTCCTTCTCGTTTACTGCCGGAGTCGGTGCCGGCTCTTCGTAAGTGATTCCGGGAATCTTTCCGCAACGGAAACTTGTCCCGGAGAAACCTGTGTGTAACGCGATGCCGTTCTGGCTTCCGGAATAATTGAAGTCAATCCATTGATCATTCCCGATGCAGAGAGCTGCATGTCCTTCCGTGGCGAGACCGTAACCGGCAGGAGCTCCGACCGGATTGCGCAGATCATACAGCTTATTGTAAAATGTTTTGTTGTCACAGTCGCCGACCGGATTCGCTGCCATCTGCGCATAGCTGAGACGTTTGTACACGGTTCCGCCTCCGAGAAGCTGCTTAATGAAGCAAAGACAGTCAGCTGCATAAACGTCGGTATTACAATAATGCTGATTGTTATAGCTTGCGTTCTTCGGATACATCTGAAGCACGCGATTGTATTCGGTCGTGCTGTCGTACTGGCACCAGAATCCCCGGAGATAGCAGGTCGTTTTCTGCAGGTAAGCGACAGCATTTGCTACCAGCTCTTTACTCGTCAACGCCATAAGCACCTCCGTCAATCATCGAGATGACCGTCTCGTTCCTGGTCGATTCCAACCACTGAATGACGGCATTCTTTACACGGTCCAGATAAGAAATACCGTCCGGATCATTCACGCGCAGCAGCAGCATGACGGCGGAATCTCCGTCAAATTCCGCATTTAGCATAGACTCGAAGCTGCTCTCGATCTGGCTGTAAGCGTAATCGTATCCGGCGACGAAAGCGGAGTCTTCTCCGTTTAGCTGTTTTTCGCAGTAAGGGCCTTCGTTCCGGACATTTGGAAAATAGCTCATGTATTTTCTCCTTTCTTATAATATAATCGCGTTCGCGATAGCGGCCGTGCCGGGACTCGAACCCGGAGAAGCGAGGATACTGCGCACTACCTGGCCCCGACGTTGTTTTGAAAACGCAGGTCTGCATCTTGCCATAACCCAATGCTAACATACGACCGCTATGCGAAAAGGTCCGCCCGGAATCGGACCGGGATCCTTCGGAAAAGTCCTGGTATTCTGCCATTGAACTACGGACCTGCTATTGTTATTCACCATCATATACGATATTGAAGTCCTTGCTTCTTTTTTCAATCCATGCACATTCTACGTTGATGTCGTTCTTCGCTTGCAAATACTCTTTTCTTGCTTCTTCGCGGCTGGAATAATATTCTCCGGTATATTCCGCTTCGATTTCGGAATTACCGACCGGCATGCACATTACTACATAATATAACATTTCTGTGTCCTCCGTTTTATAATATTGAGGGCTTCGGCTCCGGTGAGTTTATGAGAGTTCGTATTTTGTCTGGCTTCCGCCCTCAAACAGAGTATACCGCGTTTGAAAATCGTTGTCAACTACAATGTGAAAATCTTTTTGTAATTCACAATGAGGTCGTACATCGTATAATTTTCAAAGATGAAGCGGTCCTCGATGACTTCGTCCCGGAGATCCAGAACAAAATCGTAATAAAATTTCTTCTGCTCGTTCTCCCTGGCGAGATTGTAATGGTTCTGTACCTTCGCCCTGGACCGTGTCGCGTAATAATATCCGTCTTTCTCGTAAATGTATACCATCTTCTTTTTATACTCATAGGAACAGAGCGGACGGTATCCCTTCAGGTTCTTCTTTCTTACAGCTGTAAAATCATCGAAACCGAAGTGCCCGCCGAAAGCCATCTCCGCCCATTCGGTTCCGGCCATGGCGAGCTCGATTCCGGACTTCTCTGCTTCTGCTGCATACTGGTTATTGATGCAGTGCAGGAAGATTCCTCTCTCTTCCTGGTAAACGGTTTCTGTGCCGGTGACATCCATGTCGACGGCCGTGTCAACGACATCCAGCACGGTGAACGTCGGATTGTTGACGCTCGTCGCGTTCGCGAGACAGATCAGACGCAGGTCCTTTCTTCCCCGGATGACACGGTCCCTTCGGATGGTCATGTAAATGTCGAGCAGCTGCTCCCCTTCCGACCGGTTTATCCGCTCGCCCTTCTTCGGAATAAATTCATCGAATATCATGTCCTCGACTTCCGACATGTCAAAACCTTTTATGTCTTTCGCAGCGGAAAGGGCTGCAGCGTAACCGACCGGAGCACCGGACGGCTTTCCGTCCTCGTTGCAGTGATAAAAGCCGGCGATGCCCTTCACGATCTGGACCGGCTTAATGTCCCAGCCAAAGTCACGATTTAGCGGAACAAACGGAGAGACGTCAAAGCTGACGCCCTTCCTGGTTCCTTCCGCGCATAGCATTTTTATGTCCTCGATGGTCCGCTTCATAAAAAGAAACTTCTGTTTCTCCTCAATCTCATAGCGCAGCGTACTGTATGTTTTACCGGGGCCGCGCTTCGACCAGATCAGATAACACCAGGCGGACGGACATGCTGCGAAGTCGTCCCGGATGTCATAGTATTGTTTCATCGTATGATATCACCTCGATTTCTTCCGTGAATATTCTTTCCCAATTTACCGAATTGACGGAATCCAGAAGATAATCCGCGGGCGACAGGTCGATGCTGTCCCCTCTTTCGTTTCCTTCCTCGTCCGTCCAGATGTCTTCCTCGTAAAAATAAGTATGCTGTTTCTTTCCGGTCGTGACGCCGTCAAAGATGAATCCTGCCCGGAAGTTCCGAAGATCGTCCTGCAGACAGAGAAAACCTTTTTTCGGAACACCGGCGACCGTGATCTTCAGATGGTCGTTCATGTCCCTCGTCGCGTACCGTTTCGCGCCGACGCTGATGAACTGCTTATATGTACCATCGAGCTCACAGATTCCCAGCCAGTACTCGCGATCATTGTGCAGCACTGCACCGTATCCGCGTGCGGTCAGTCTCTTCTTGCATGCTTCATTATAGGAAGCAATTCCCGCCTCGTTCCAGTTAAGGCCATAACAGGAATCCGTGTCGGAGTATAACCACGTCCCTGCGTTGGCTCCGATGGTGAACAGGTTCCTAAAGGCGATGCTCGTCACCCATACGCCCCATTGATAAGGCAGCACGGACCTCGGATTTTTCACATAGGCATCGTACAGCTCGCGCTCGTCCTGGTCTTCCGATATGGAATATTCTCCGGACTGATAATTTTCCTCGATGACAAGCTTCACCGGTCTTTGAACACACATTCCGTAGAGCGGTCAGAGACTATTCAATTTTGCTTTCGCAATTGAATAGTCTACCGGATCACCCCCCTTCAGCTTCGTCTTGTCGACAAAGCACTGGTAAACGTAGTCAGTGAACCATCTCGGCAGATAATCCTTATACGAGAAATATACGTCGGTGCATGCGGCTGCATCGAAATCGTACTGCTGCATGATTACCTCGAGATCAATCTCGTTCAGATATATCTCGACATATTCCGCGCAGAGGATTCTTCCGTTATCCTCGACGATGTTCACCGTGCGGACCGCTTTCGATTTCTGCAGCGCCGGCATGGGAATCCGGTCCGATTTGAGTCTCGGTTTTACGAGGATGAGCTTGAATATGTAAGCATAATCTTCCGCGTTCTCGAGAATGAACTCCGGTTTGCACGGTTCCCCGAGAGGACTGAAGCGCTCCATCGGGAATTTATACGCAAGCATCGCGTAAGGATATGCGGAAGCTTCGTCGAATGCCTGCACGATCTCCTCGACGATCTGCTCGATAAAGTGCCGGTTGTTGTGCGTATATCCTCCGTGAAAGACCAGCTCGAGAATCTTCTGGATCTCAAACGAAGGAACAATCTTCAGGAACCGCTGACGCCATCCGGCAGCCTTCGCAAGCTTCTGGACGTTCTCCCTGGGAATTCCTGTCGCCGTATAGGGAATGGAGTATATTTTCTTTCCGAGCGCGTCAAGCGTCTTCTGAATGCACTCAACTCCGGCAAGCGTATCGTGCTCGATGTATGTCTTCTCATTCGGTGAGAATCTTCCGTCGTTCTGCGTCCTGCGCTTGTCGTAATCCCAGAAACCGACTGCTTTCTGATGGGAGACGTTCATGTCCTTCGCCCATTTGTCGAGAGACCTCTGCGCCAGGATAAGCGAATCCTTCAGAATGATTCCGTTCGCGAATTCGATGACGATCGGATAATGAGGCTTCACGTTCAGCTGATGCTCCGGCGTTCCCCATGCAGCCAGGAAAAACTTCCGCATGAATACCCAGTCATAACTCATATTGTGCCAGTAAAATACCGTTTTATCGCCGGACATGTGCATGACAATGTCATTCACGGCCTGCACCATCTCGGACGGCTTCGTACCGTACAACGTGACGATGTTCATGTCAAAGGCCCGGATGGAGATTGTCCAGGCGACGACGTAGTTTTTGCAGACGGTTCCCGGGACTTCCTTGCTGGTCTCCGTGTCGGCCATGATGATGACGTCGTTGAAGCTCTCGCCGGTCTTCTTTCCGGATCTCCGGAGATACATGACATTATTGAGAATGCTGTAGTCGAAATATCTGTAAAATATGAAAGAGTAAGGATTGTGCCTGATCAACCAATTCTTCCTCTGTCGGTATAATTGTGTCCGGTCTCTCATTCGACGCCGAAGTCGAGAAGAAGCTGCTGCACTTCTCCCGGATATTCCTTCAGGACACGCTTGACGGTACGGCTCACCATCTTATCAGGCACGCGGATGTCCTTCTCTTTTGCTTCCTTCAAAGCTTTGTCAATCTTCTTGCTGTTCTTCTGGATCGCGACAAGTGTCTTTGCTTTCGTCTCGGATCCGTAATCTTCATCAAGCTTCTTCGCGAGATCGGACTCGAATAGCTTTCCGAAGTCTTCCCATGTATAATTTGCTCCGGGATGGTTCTTGTTGAAGCTCTTCGCCCTCTGCTCGTATATGGATTTGATACCGGATTTTGTACTCGTCGGAGATTTCAGAAAGGTCTTTATGTCCTCAATCTTCGCCTTCAGGTCGGCGATGGAGTCCGGTGCCTTCGTATTGAATCGCGTCGCGTCCGGTCCGCTCCATGCCTGTATATCGCGTTTTGCTCTGGCATAGGACCATTTTATCGCCGTCTTAAAGTTCTTCTCGTTTCCGTACCTCTCGAGACGCACCAGACGCTGATCCGCGGCCTTTGCTGCCGTCTTATATATCTGAAGCAGCTGCTGCCGGTCTGACGGCATTGTGTTCATCGTGAGAATCTCCTGCATGCTGTAAGCCTGTCTTTTCTGGTAGCCGGCTCGGGCTCCCTTTCCGGATCCTTTTCTTGCCATGTCACAAATCTCCTTTCAATAGTTCGGATGAATCGACGCCGAGAGCTCGGCAGATCTTGACGAAAGTGTCAACCTTGACCGGACCGCCGCAACAGATCCGGCTCACCGTAGACGGCGGCAGCTTCGCCTTCCTGGCGAGATCGAGCTGCTGCATGTTGCGCTCCTTTAGAATTTGATTGATGTTGTTATTCAGATTCATGTTGTCCTCCTTTGCTGTTATGATGCTCCTGAAGGGGCTCTCAATTCACAATACCATTTTTGCAATCGTATGTCAATACGCTTCGGGGAAACCTCGATATACATACCCCCCCTTTCTACCAC